ATCATCAAATTTTTGCTGGACTATATCGAGGATAAGTAATGGCACGCCCAAAGACAGAGTTGACCACCAATCCCAAGATCATAGGGGCGAGGTTGACGCAGGAGCAATTCAAAGAATGGCGAAAATTAGGTGGCGGTCTATGGCTGCGCAAGTACCTGATTGAGAGTGCCGAGAAAAGGAAAAAGCAATGAACGCATTCGACTACAAAGGCCAGCCATCAATTTGGCGGCGAGATGAAAAGCTCAAACGCTTCAAGCAGGGCGATGAATTTGCCAAGAAGAGACAGGACAAGGGTGACATCAACGACAAGAATCAGGTGTTCACATACTCCAAGGCATTGAGCAACAAGAAATGATTGAAACAATACGCACGATGTCTGGCAAGCAACACGGTCTGCGCGGTGACAGACAAACGATTGTGACGGTGGGCAAGATGTACAGATGCAGCATCTGCGGAAAGATATTCACAGACAAAGAAGAGGCCGACAGGCACGACAGGCGCGAGCATGAAATCCGCAAGACTTCCCAAGGTAATTGACTTGCTCCAGCGCATCGGCTGCACAGCGCCCGAGCTGGCGGCCAAGGTGTACTGCACCGAGAGGTCAGCGCAGCAGATGATCAACCGTCTGCGACTCGCAGGTACAGTCCACATCCAAGAGTGGCGCAGATCGGGCAGAGTGCTGGTGGCGGTCTACAGATACGGTATCGGCACTGATGCTGTCAAACCGCCGCCGCTGACACCCATGGAGAGGTTGCGCAGATTCAGAGAGCGTGAGTCACTTGACGATAAGGCTTTCCGCTTGGCGCGTGAAAGAGGTAAGAGGTTAAAGCCACGGCGCGATCCGCTGGTGGCTGCACTGTTTGGAGAGAGATGATGAAGTTGTCACCATATGTGAATGTTGAAGTGAAGATGTCAAAAGATATTCTTGAGGCATTGACTGCGCATGAGTTTTATTGCATTGGATCAAAGATAAAAGAAGTCACGCCAGAGTCGGTCAAAGATTTTTTGGCGACTCGATATAGTCAGAAACTGGCGAGTAAGTTCAAGCCAGAATATTTGTTCAATACCCTAAAGACTTGAGTAGAGATTCATCAAGCAAACCAGCGTAAGGCTTCATTTCTAGAGTGCGAATATCTTTTCTACTGGGGTTTGATGGATCAATAATTCCACGGTTTAGTCGATGCATCACAAGCAAATCAAAAATATTTCTACTTTCTGGCACTGCGCCTAAACCCTGACCAGGTACTCCCAATGGATATGCACTATGTCCTGATTGCATGATCAATGGCTGATCTGGGAATACTTGACCGACATTCAAAATACTTGCGTCAGGTAGATTAAGTTGGTTTGGATCAGCAATTGCAAGTCTAGCCTCACCAATACTCAAACCACCTTCATTTCTGAATTCTTTGTCAAGCAAAGTCTTTTTCATGGACTTGCGTTTGCGGTCCGATAAATTTCTAAATTGATCAATGCTTGCTGGATCGTCCAAGCCTTTCCAATCAGGAATAAACCTATTTTTTATTTGACGATCAAGCGCTTTTTTGGTGTCCTTGCCCATAACAGTTTGCGCGTAGGAAAGCATTGTTTCACCAGTCATATTTGCAAAGTCACTGCCTGATGGAGACATCACCCAAGGTATGTACAAAGGGTCTTTTCCTGTTGTCTGTTTGAGAATTCCAGCCATTTTGTAAATGTCACTGGCTGGCTTTGTACCTGATGCCCAAACCTGACCAGGGTTTTCGTACATATAAGGCTGGCCACCCTGTAAGTACACTGGACGATTCAAAGATACGCCATCAATATCAGTCAATAAGCCAGTTCGAGTGCGATCCGACATACTGGTGATGAATGGGTAATCCTGATAATCCGCAAGATTAATTTTTGGTATGGAGTAGTCGTAGATCGGAACAACAGTTGTCTGCAAATTTCTGAGTCGCTCTTGCTCTAGTTTCCTTGCGTCAAATCGAGGATCAAAAACATTGTTGCCTTGCAACATAAATTTCGGCTGCGGTGTCATCGCACCAAGCAAACCACCACGCTCACCCATCATGGCGGCATCAATCTCTTTGAGATAAGCCTTACCAAGAGCTTTGCCACCCTTGCCAACAGCTTGTGCAACAGGCTTCACAGCAGCCACTGGCGCAGGTGACATGAATGCACCAGCAGTCTCCAGCAAGCCTGCCTGTGGCGTGGGTTGCGTCATGCGCGGTGTCGTTGCCAGCACCTGCTCAGATGATGGGACAACACGCTTTCGTTGCGACATACGCGGGTCTTCATCACCCATCAACATACCTTCAAAGAAGTAAGGCAGATCAAACAAACTACCCACCTGTCCGCGCCCAAGAGACTCCAGATTGCTCAGAGACAGCAAACTCGGCATCCCTTCAGCCGAGTAGCTTGGCACTCCAAATGGGTCTTGGTAGTAGTTGGTGGCCATTGTTTATTGTCCTTGGAACGCACTTGGCACTCTGCCTGCTGTGATGCCTGTCAAACTGTAAGGCACAGTCTTGCCAGCAAAACGCGCAAAGTCATTCAGTTTCTTTTGTACCAACGCAAAGGCACTTTCATCAACCAAAGCGCGGCGTACAAGATCAGGGTCTTCAGAGACAAGTATCTTTGCAACAGCATCGCGTTGTGCCTCTGTCATATTCTTATTTTGTTTGGTTGCAACTTTTTTCACAATGCTTACTGCTGATGATGCCATCGTCAAAGGATTTGCCGACATCACATTTGCAATCTCTTCAGCAGAGATATTCATTCCAGTGCGAGCCGCCTGCAACAATGTTGGAGCAGTTGTAGAACCACCAAGAATATAGCTCTTGGCGGCTTGAGACTGAGCGGCGGTGTTGATGCGTTGTAAGATGCCAGGTAATTCATCGCCAGGATAGATCGTCCGCAATATCAAACCCTCTTTAGAGTTTGCATTTGCAAGATTCGCCATCATTGATGTGCGTGTGCCAGTTGTCATTTTGTTGCGAATGGCATCCATAGTGCCTGCGCGGAATGCGGACAATGCGCCAGGCTTTTGCGACAACTCCTCCACCAGAATAGCAACCTCATCTGCACTTTTGCCAAACACCTTACGGCCATCATCGAATGCATCCCTTGCGGTGCGTCTTACAGCAGCCTGCAAACGCGCATCAGCGAGCTTCTTCGATGATGTGTCTATTGCATCACGCAATGCTTGTTCAACCTCTTTGAGAGCGCCACCAACACCGCCACGGCCTGATTGATAGGCTTGATCTACTGATGTCTGAATGCCACGGCGAATGACCTCGGCATCTTCCAGCGTGGGGGTACGGTTGAAGTTGATGTTGCCATTCTTGTCAAATGAGAAAAATGGTTTTTTCCCAGTCTGTGCAATATAGATATCGTTGATGTCTTTTACTGCTGATGGTGAACGCTTCAAGGCATCAGTCACACTTTGCAGTAATGTTGAATCAATAACTCCACCAGTTCCAAAAGCATCTTTGTATGCCTCTGTTTCAAGTTCTTTGAGTTGCTTGTCATTCAATTTGAATTGCTTCAAGACATTACCCTCTTGACCTGCCAATGTCTTTTGCATATCTGTCAGCACTGAAGTGCGTAACTCTTCAGGTCTGCGCGTCAGAGACGACATCAATGTGGTTGATGGCTTCCCACCTTGAGCGTACAGACCGCGCACAGCAGCCAGCAATGTGGCGTTCTCAGCCATGATCTCACCGCGAGCAATGCGGTCAATGATCTCATCTGTGGTGAGTCCAGTGTCTCCAGCCAAACGCTGTAATTCAGTTTCAACTATTTTTGCGCCACGGCCACCAGCAAGACGGCGTGCAAAGTCTGTGAGCTTGTCAACAAGCATCCCGCCGCCAGTAATAAATGTCTTGACGGTAGGGGCAACGGTTGCGCCAACTGCTGTACCGCTAGGCACATTTGCCAAACGACTAAAGACATCACCCTCACCTGACAAAAATCCAGTTGTGCCACCGTACAAACCGCCAAGCGCAGATGTTCCAACCAAACCTCTGACGACATCTGTGGTTGTCTTTGCCGCCATAGGTAATGTTGCTGGCGCGGCTGCACCACCAGTTCCTAATGTGACGGCAGCCGCAGGCAATAGACCGCCAAAAGCCTCGTATCCAAGAGACTCAAATGGTCTGTCCTTTTGATAGGCTTTTGTCTTTGACCTGATGTCAGCCAACGCTGTTTGATAGTCTTCACCAGCCAATGAGCGCAAATATGCTTCTGCCTCATCAGCGCCCGTCAATGTCGCGCCTTGTGCAATTGCACGCAAACGCTGTGTAGGCGCTGGCGGCGCAACTGTCACAGGTATTGGCGCAACTTGCGCTGGAGCTTGCTGAGTAGGCAACCCACCCACAACCTCCTTTAAGGCTTCCAATTTTTCCGTTGATAGTTTTGAAAAGTCACCCTTTTGGATGGCCTCTAATTCGTCATAGCTAAACTGACTTAGTCCATCACTCATCGTTTTCCTCCAGAGGCTTTGCGTCTGTCAATTTCTTTCTGAATTGCATTTTGCAATGGATTTGTAGGCTGCGCGCCATAGACTGGTACTTCATACATTGGCGCAATCTGAAACAACGATGGGATTGCTTTGACTGCTGTACTTAACAACTGTCCATGTGACTCAGCTCTCATTCTTGCAGTGCGTTGAGCAGCCAGTAAACCGACACGCAACTCGCCTGCCGTCAGACTCACATCGCCGCCAGCAGCTCTACGCAAAATTGCTCTCTCTGCATCAGTCAATGCACCTTGTCCACGCATTTGTTCTGCTGCTGCAAGTTCTTGCTGTGCAAGTCCTTGCACAACAGTAGCGTTGTTTTTAAGCACTGGATCTGCATCAGCACCAGCAACATTTAATTGTTTGCCAACACGCAATAGTGTTGCTCTAAAGTCAGCCGCAGGACCAGTAATTGCCGTATCAAGTGCAGGCAAAATTCTGTCAATGTTTGCAAGTGTTGCATTGGCAGACCGTGCCATATCTCTTGATGCGCCAAGGTCTTTGACTCCTTGCTCATAAGCCAACTCCAAGCCTTTTTTCTCTGCATTTTGAGTAACATTTACATTGCTTGCACCTGATCTGCGAATCGCCATGATGTTTTCCATGGTGACAGGCATCTTTGCCGCTTCTAATAATTTCACTTCGGCTGGTGATGCTTCTGGTTTTTCGTAAGGCATCGCACCTGGAACAACTCTTCTTTGGCCATATTTGTTGTACTGAACCATTTGTGTTTGACCGCCAACCACTTCAGGAACAGCCGCACCATACTCTTCAGCACCCAAATCAGCAGGCGTAATATCTGCTGGTACTGCGCCTCGTTTTGTTGGATAGTAGTAGTTGTTATCAGCACCTTTGAATGCTGCTCCAGTAATCTCTGGTGGCTGCGACAACTTCAAGAGTTCTGCTCTTCCCTCTTTGGGAGTCATAGTCCTAAGAATATCTCTTTGCACTTGCGTCAAAGCAGGCATACCGCCAGCCGCTGACACACCAGCAGGTGTTGGCATTCCAATCATGGCAGCGCGTTGCGGTGTTGGGCCAGATGTGTCTGGACTGACAGCAAACACTTGTGCTGGTGTCATTGGCGCGCCAGCAGTTGGCATTTGAGTGAACATATTTCGATATGCTTCCTCATCAGCCACTTGACGCTTGTACTCATCCATCTTCTGCTTAGTCAGCAACTGCTGAATTGCATTTTGCTGTGCGCTTTGGTAGCCAGCAGTGCCAGCTTGCAATGCGCTGCCAAGTGCTTGGCCAAGTGAGATTGGCACAGGACTGCGCCCACCTGCTTGCAAAAGTGCCGCAGCGCTTTGCAACATAGCTTGACGTTGCAAATTCCTTTGCTGTTCTTCAGTCAAGAAATCACCAAAGCCAGTGTCGCCACCGCCAAACAATAAACCACCAAGCGCGAGTGGATTAAATCCACCGCCACCAGATTTCATTGGCTCAAAAACAAATGGTTTTGTTAAATCGTCTGCCATGATTTTTTCCTTAACCTGCAAGTAATCCAAGACCAGCACCGATAGCAGCGCCAGTTGGGCCGCCAATCATGTACCCAGCCTGAGCGCCACCCAAGGCGCTGGAAGCTGGATTGGTGTAATAAGGCGTTTGACTTCTCGCGCCCAAATTTGGAAGACTCAAACTCAAACCACCAGAGGCAATCTGCAACTGTTGCAGTGCCTGATTGCGTGCAGCATCGAGCTGTGCTTGCTCCAACTGCTGACGCGCACCACCCAAAGCCATGGCAGTCTGTGCGCCTTGCAAGTTCATGCCACGCGCGGCTTGCGCCAACTGCGCGGCTTGGCCATAACCTTGTTGACGCATCTGCGCCGCAGTCTTGGCCGCTGTTTGCAATGCGCCTTGATTTGTCAATGCAGCCTGCACACCATAGCGTGATCCACCAAAGGCTTTGGCGGCAGTAGCTTGTTGAGCATCACGCAATGCCGCCATCTGTCTGGCTTGCTCAATGTCTCCCAAAGTACCTTGGATGACTTGTTGCTCATAAGGATTTTGGAATTCTTGAATGCTTTGCGCCGTGAATGGAGTCAGTCCAATGTTGTAGGCCGCCTCTTCGCCAGCGCGGTACATGGGATTGAATCCAGCAAACTGCTGAACAGGCAAACCCGCAGCCACGCTTCTGGCTTGTTCAAGATTTTGCAAATACGCAGCCTTTAACTGCGGATCAATCTCGGTGGTGCTTACACTTGTGCCGCCTTTACTCATGTCCTTACTCCTTAAACCGTTTCACCGTTTTCACGAATAAATTTCGTGTCACTGCCCAATGTGTCGAACAGACTCATCCAAAATTTTTCAAGTGGTTTGAATATCCAACCCCATTTGTTTTCACCGTAGTACCACTTGGCATAACAAACAGCAGGATCAGCAAAAGTTTTCACGACAATAAAGCTAAACAATTTGGATTTACGCATCAGTGGCACAAACACTTCTGCCAACTTGTAGTAGCCGCGCTTGTTGCGATCTGTGATCTTCTCATCGCGGTATCTGCGAACAACTCTGTCCATTGTGCCGTTGCCGTAGCGTGCTTCAAGCATGATGAAACAGCAGCCACCGCCACCGCCACCGCCACCACCGCCGCCACTTGCAGCACTTCCACCGCCAGATGAAATGCCGCCCATAGGACTGCCACTGCTGGTGCTGACACCGCCAGTGCCAACTCCAGAGGCAGCAGCGGCATTTGCAGCAGCAACCGCTGCCGCGGCCTGTCCTGATGTGCCAGTGCTTGCAATACCACCCATAGGGCTTCCGCTACTTGGACTGACACCGCCAGTAGAAACCATGCCAGTATTGGCGGCAGCGCGTGCTTGTGCTTCAGATTCTGCCTGCGCTATTTGCGCTGGTGTCATGGTATCTGAGGTTATAGGTCCAATATTGACTATCCCCAGTGGTGATACTGGAGTAGAGAAAATACTTGGGTTATATCCACCCATACCACCCATTGCATTTGCGATTTGCGCTGGTGGGGTATAGGTTGCTGGAGACATTTCAGCAGGTTTTTCTGGATTAACTAAATTTGCAATTACTTTGAAAATTGTTGGACTCAAAAGCATATTGATAAATTCAGCATTTTTTGCTTGAAACTCTGCAAGTTCTGCTGGTGTCATGGCATCAAAGAATGCATCAATCCGTGCTTGCTCGGCAGGATTTCTATATCCGCCTCTGTGAATATCTGTAATTCCACTTAATTGATCAAGCAAACCTGCGCTACTGCGTTGGCCAAAAATGCCAGGCTTATAACCACCAGAGCTTGAAAGCAAAGAATTCAATTGACTTGAAGATTGCTGCATCTCTGCCATAGCCTTTTGGTATGGAGTCATTGCAGGTGGCGTTGCCAATAATCCAGTTGGATACTGCGGTGGTGGAAGTGATGTCCAACTGCCACTGGGTAAATATTCTTCGTTTGCCATATTACAAGTCCTTGCACAAGATGAACCACTTTGGCTCGTATCCTTCATCCTTCAAAAATGTCCTCTCCCAACCCTTACGGCCAGCGAGAGACACTCGGCTGCAACCTATGCTCTTACCCCATTGCTCGATCAAAGGTCGCATCAACTGGAGTTCATCTAGGTCGCCACCAGCAAGGAAATAGTGCAAGTCCTTTAGCTGTGGGTAGACAATGATCTCTGTCACCACTGCTGAGTCGCGGCCTGGCCAAAACTGAAACCGTCCCGCCTTGATTCCTTCAGCAATATCCTCAACTCTGTGAGTTCCTCCAGAGTATTCTAGTGCCGCCACCACATGATGGCGCAACCTCTCAAAATCTTCCTCGTCACTCAACGCTTGCCCATTGGAACAACATCAAATCGATTCACGCCAACGCGCCAATCGTCCAGCACTGCGCCTGTGTATCTGACCTTGACTTGACGGCCAGAAAACCGCACATCGGTTGGCTGCGCGGCTGGATACGGTCCATGTGTCGTCTCCGTTGATGTTGGATACATCCGCGACTTGAAACTGATCTGAACCTCTCCCAAAGTCTGCTCATCAGGAATCACCTGCCGCACTGACATGATGTTTTCGCCACTGCCAATTTCGTATGGTCCAGACTCTGCATAAACCGAGCCGCCGTCATAAGCAAAGCCCACTTCATGTTCGTAGATATAACCGTCAGCAGACACCATCAAAGGATTCAGGAATACACCTCTGTCAGTACCCGCTGTACGCGCCAAAGAGCCAATGTTCCAATGGTTTTCACGGTAGTTGTATGTGACATAAGAGTCAACTTCATTGGATTGGCTTGATGGGTAAAACCACCAAATCTCACCATATTTGCTGTTGTGGACTGCATAAACCTTAGACGCTTGGTTGTAGTTCAAATTCTGGAAGACATAGTCCGAGACATCGCAAGGCAAAGGCTTGACATAACCGTCAAATATCCAAAAGCCTGATTTGCTCATCCACATGGCGGCAGTATCAATTGCGGCAATGGCTTGACTTGAAATCACGCCACAACCTGATCCAGCCTTCTCAAACTGATAGACATAAGGCAAACCAACATAACTTGCCGTGTGTACATCAATGTCTGTAAACAGCAAATTGATGCCTCTGACGCGCTTTCCTGCTTTGAGTGACCCAGCCGTTTGCAGCTCAAAATCACCCGCCTGATTGGTGGCTGCCGCCGTCCATGTCGTGTTGTCCTCTTGGTCTGACCACTTCACCAAACGCGGATTGCTGGACGCACCCAAAGCAAACAGAAATCGCTCGGCAGTAGACAGTAAGGCAGCGCAACCTGTTGGTGCGTTGGTGATAGCCGTTGCCAAGGTTGGCGTTGAAAAGCCCAACTGCCACTCGTAGAGCTTGCCGTCAGCATCGGAACAAGCCACCAGATATTCACCCCAAGTATCCAAACTCCATGTGGTGGCTGGTGTCACTGCACCAGTATCTGGCCGCGATACTCCATAAGCGTATGAGCCGTATGGACCGTATCCATACCCTGTTTTTATGACCGCATCAGCAATGCCTGCCGTCAATCCTGATGGTGTAATTTCTTTGAGAGTTCCACCCTCATTCATCACATACAACTTTGTGTGAGTGCCTGCGGCAATCCAACGATTTGCACTGTTATCTCGCCATGTCAGCAATCCTCGACATTTGCCAGACATTTGGCTATTTGACTTCTTGCGCCAGCCGCCAATCGGTCTGAGCGTGTTCTCAAACCATCTGACAAGGTTTGCGTCAAACCAGCGGCCAGCAGACTGGTATTCAGTACCGTTGCGGTACACGCCTGGAGGGATTTTGAGAGGAATAAGTGCCATGGCTTAATTATGCGGTTTCTGTTGACAGATTGGACACGAATGTGAGAGTGGCAATAACTGACGGTATGACTGGTCGGTCAGGCGTACTGCTGGCGGCAAAGTGCTCAAGACTGACAGCAATATTTGTTGGTCGCCACATGATCTCCACATAGTCATTTGCCGCCAAACTGACAAAGAAATTCATTGCGGCAATTAAGTGAGATGGGTCGCCAGAAGATTTTCTTGCTGAAATGTGAAACCTACTGTTTGAATTAGCAATGTTTGTGCCGTTCTTCCTAAACCACACATCCGCATCTTGGCCATCATTGTCGGTGTTCTTAAATTGGAGACTAAATTGAATGTCGTAGATGCCAGCCTGCGCCACATTGAGCCTTGATGAATTTGACAAGGTAACGCCATTGCTGAAATTTGTGGTGTTAAATGCGATGGCGTAGGCCGTGGTGGTGTTGGCCGCAGTCTGATCTGTGGTGTCCTCAAACGCGCCATAGGGAGAGTTGATCCACTTGCCACCACGCCTGCCGAACAACGCTGAAAACAAGGCTGTGAGCTTGCCAAAGTAGACATTCAGACCGCCAAAAGACTGAGTCTCAAACCGTTGATCGTAGACAGCGCCAGGCGTGCCAAGGTTGGGTGGCGCTGGTGGCGTTATCTGCTGATCGAGGTTGAGTGCCATGGTTTATGCCACCAAGCCAGACAAATAGGTTGTCTTGCCAGCCACCTTGGTGGCGGTGAGTGACTGACCTTTAAGATTTGATGGGGAGTATGAGCAATGCACCCAGCCCGAATTTGGCTCGCCTGGCGTGTAAAACTCCAAGATCAATTGGGTGTACTTGAGGTTACTTTCGATCCAAGCTGCCAACTCTGGATTGGGTATGCCATCAATCTCAAAATCGCAGGCTTGGCCACGGCAATGGTCTGAGTTTGCAGAGCCTCCTGCCGCCTGATTCAAAGCAGAACACCTGAACCCAGATGAAATCTTCACAGGCTTGCCAAAGTGATCCCGCACTGGTTGTAGGATGTTTTCGCACAACAGACGCAATGATTCGATCTGCTCTTCATTTGGCGTGTTGTCAATGTCTAAGCGTGCCGCTGTCTCAGACTTGGTGAGTTCTTTCAGAGTGAAATTGGCTGATAGATTCATTTGGTGTTCCTCATGGTTTCGTAGGCTTCAAGACAGGTATTCAGTTTCCTGATGGCGGCATCTCCTTCTGCGGCGATGGCGATAAGAGCATCAGCAGCCTGTCGGTCAAGTTCGGCTGATGCTGTTCCGCTGTCACTTCCGCTGGCAACGGTGGCGGTTTCGGGCACTGAAAGGCTTGGGCAGGTGGGCGCTTTGACAGGAATCCGCAGCTTGCGACTGCCATCGTTAAGAGCAGCACGCAACTGATTTTCTTTAGACTTTGCAACATTGTTCGCCTTCCGTAATGTCTCACCATAAGTCTGCGCCACCTGCGCCATCGCTTGCTCAGTTTCCCTCGCCTTGGCGTTGAGTGCGGCAATCTCAAGCTGCTGGCGCTGGTACTCAGCGTCTTTACCCTTGTAGTATCCACCGCTAAAAGCAGTGCCCATGGCCAGCACAAAGCCAAGAATCACCCAAGGGCTGAATATCGTCATGACTCAGCCTTGCCCCTGACATACGCTTGTGCCGCCATGAATGCCACCACAATCGTTCCCATGGCGGCGCAGTAGGTGGTGGCCAAACCGTTCAATGCGTTGACCTTCTCCAGCGTCACCAACTCGGAAGCCATGTACGCGATGATGGCAGGAGGAAACACCAAAGCAGCCCACGCCATGATGCGTTGCTGGTCAGCCATCTTGTCCATGTTCTCGATAGTGATCATGCGCTCTGACCGCGACAGTTCAGCATCAGTCACTACGCCATCATGGTCGGTATCAAATTTGTTGAATTCGGAATCTTTTTCCAGTTGCTTACTCATTTTTGTCCCTTTCCTTTTTCTCAATCTCGCGTCTTAACCGTTCAACCTTAACAATCTCTTGCTTAACTTCGTTCTTTGTTTCCAAGATGTCCAGATACAGCATTGCGCCCAAGGGCAGCAAGAGGGCTATCAACACACAGCAGGCTATCCAGGCAATCATTTCTTCCCCCAGTGACTTACGAACCACAGCCACAGCCACAGGTAAAGGAGGAAGATAAAAGTCGCCACCACTGCTGCCAGCTTTGCTTGCAGGTTTCTTTCCTCTTGACGGTGTAGCCATGCGTCTTGCCTCTTCTTCGCCTCCTCCTTGAGTCTAGCTTTTTCCTGCTCCTCTGAGATGACTTCGCGCATCTTGAAGACCTCGGAGTACAGTGCGCCCATCTCTGGCGGTGACTGATACACCATAGTCTCTCGGATTTGAATCACCAGCCTGTCCATCTCTTGCTGCGCCATCACACGCTTCAAAGCAGCTTCCATGAGGTTTTGATCAGGGTCATAGACAGTTTGGCTTTTCTCTTCTTCCTCCCTGATGTGCGCGGCCAGTTGTTCTTGTAGCTTGAAAAACTCGGTCAGGTTTCTGACAATGTCGATCTTGACCTGAGTCTCGTCAACTGCGACATAGGCTTGCTTCTTTTTCGCCAAAGGCTTTGCACTGACGGCTGGCTTTGGTTTGCTGCCAAAGAACGCAAGTAGCTGATTCCAAAAACCATGTGCCTCTTTGCCAATTTCAATGACTTGGTCAGCCGTTGCCTTAATCTCAACAAAGGATTCCTTGGCCTGCTTGTATAAATCGCATCCAGCTTGGATGTTCTTAACCAGCCCAGCGGCAAGCAGACAGATGCTGATCGGATCAATTTCACCCGCCTATGAGTTTGCTGATCATCGTGCCAACAAAGCCAGGACCCAGCAGCACAGCACCAATGACAATGTAGAGCAGGTACTCGATGCGCGTCATGCGTCTGTCACCCTCCACAAAGGCTTTCTCAATGGCGGCGTACCTTTCAGCACAAACAGCCTCATGCACAGCAAATTCTTTTTCTACTTCGCTCACCACGGCACTCCTGTTTCACTCACTGGGTTTTTCTTTGCGTTAATCTGCGCTTGCAGACCAGCCTCAATCTCAGCGACATCTAGCTTGTCTTTAACCCAAGCAATGACCTGTGCCTCGGTCAGTGACTCGTATGCCGTGAATGTGGCTCCACGCTCAAAGCCTACTGAGCCGTAAGCGCCAGCAGAGTGCTCACCGTCAACTGCGGTTGCCCTCCAGTGTGCGGTGGTTACAAATCCATCTGCTGCCAGACGGTCAAGTTGGTCAATAGTCCAAGTGGTGGTCATAAGTTTCTCCTTTAGTTAGATTCAAGTGCGGTAATTCGTGCTGTCAGGGCTGTGATAAGGGATTGTTGCTCCTGAATCGCCGCAGTCAGTGTGGCTACCAAGAAGCTGGTATCAACACCTTGATAGATAGGATTGCCTTCAGCATCCACAGCGTCTTTTTCGCCTGTTACGCAACCTGCTTCCACTTCAGCCAATTCGTGAGCAATGAAGCCTTGACCAGCGGAGCCGTCAGACTTCCATGTGTAGGTCACAGGCTTGAGCAGGGCTACCTTTGACAAAGCACCAGTCATCGGTGCGATGTTTTCTTTTAGGCGATAGTCGGAGGATGTGTTAAACGATGTAGCAGATGCACTTGTTTGAATAGAACCAACCGAACCATTGCCGTTGAAGAAAGTCCAGTGACTATATGAGGCGGTAGAAGAACCAGAACTAGAGGTAGTTGCACCAGAACCACTTGCTATTCTTTTTCCTTCCACAGACGCACTTGGAACGGCAGTACACCCCACCAGCAAGTTACCGCTGGTGTCGATACGCACTTTTTCTGCGCTATTTATTCCAAACGATATATATTTAGACGCTGTTGTTTGAATAATAAAATCATTTGTAGACTGAAGCGTTTGCCATATTTGGGTATATGCACTTCCATTTGCATAGAAGCCAATGTTGGATGAACCATCCAAAACAGCAAATGTACTACGCACATCCAATTTATAACTTGGTGAACTCGTACCTATCCCCACATTACCAGAACTGTCAACTCTGACTCTTTCACTGCCACCAGTAGACACGCCAACAGTGTCAGCGGCAGGGAAGAAGATACCTGTGTTAGTGTCGCCTGTATGAGCTATGGTTGGTGCTGATGCTGATCCATCTGCCGCAGTTAATGTTCCACTTACAACAGCAGTACCTGCCACTGTCAATGTCTTGCCTGATCCAATATTCAATCCAACTGAAGTACCAGTACCATTGGCCGTAAATAATGCATCAATGGTATCTAGGTCAGTATTAACCTTAGTTCCCCAGGTATCTGTTGACGCGCCTACTTCTGGTTTTGTCAGTAATAGGTTGCTGGTTGTGGTATCTGCCATTTTTTACCCCTATGCGGCTTCTTGCCAAGTGATTGAATTGTCTGCTAAATCAGACCAGTTTTCTGAGCTGTCAGAAACTGGTGTCCAGCTTTCTGCGGAATCGGCCACTGGTATCCACGATTCCTGATTGTCAGATTGCGCGGTCCAAGACTCAACACTGTCTGGCACAGCGCCCCAACCAAAACCGATCAGCGTGCCAACCGAGCCGACTGATTCGACACCAGTAATGGCCACTGAGATGGCATTGGATGCACTACCAACTGCGCCTGTTCCAGCAACACCAGTGATTGCTTGGAACGAAATAACCTCTGCCAACATTGTGCCAACAGCGCCAGTGGCAGCGTTGCCAGTAATGGCATTGGTGCTGGTGATGCCAACTGTGCCAATGTCAGTTGAAATTGAATTCCCTGACAGTATTGGCGCGGCCAAGATCGTTCCAACCGATCCTGTTGCCGATACCCCACTGACAGTAAATGATGGGTTTGCAAGTACAGAACCAACAGACAAGGTTGACGCATTGCCTGTCAATGATTTTGTATTTGATACTGTTACAGAGTCAACAGCGCCAGTTGCCACATTTCCAGTGGCGGTGATAGACAACGATTGCGTGACACTGCCCACCGCCAAGGTTGATGCATTGCCAGTAACTGCAAATGTTGCTGATGGTGATACTGTGCCAATGGCACAGGTTGACGCATTGCCAGTGATGGCAACTGTTCTTGTGGTGCTGACTGTGCCGACATTGCCTGTGGCAATGACACCATCTTCTTGCTCGGAAATATTGACAAGCAGTGTTCCAACAGCACCAGTTGCCTGATTGCCGCTGATAACGACATTGCCTATGCCATAGACACCTTTGCCGTAATAGCCTGTTCCATAAGCAGCCATGCCGCTGCCCCTACATTCAAGCCAGCCTGATCAGGCCAGTGCTTGCATCATTGGTTGGCATGGTCAGCGTGAATGTCCCAGCAGTCACGGTCTGACTGCCAAAAGTGTGGACGCTGACAGCCTTATTCGACTGCGTTGAGTTATAGATCAACACGCAATCAAAGGCTGTGGATAAGGTCACCGATGAATAGGTGATGCTGGCGCTTGGCGTGACAAACGCTGTCGTGCCACTGGTGCTCGGTGCAGTGCCAAATGTGACGGTGACACCACCTGCGGTATAGCCTGTTCCAGAAACCTCTCCAGTGGCCGTGTAGGCCGTTGTAGAGGCATTGATGGTGGCACTTGCCAAGTACAAGGCAGCCTTGAAAGTGTCAGCGGCAGATGTTGCCCTTGTCGGTGCAGTGCCGAAATTGTGAGTGCCTGTGAGCAACTCACCCTTGAAACTGGTACACATGGCCTGGGTGTTACTCATGGTCTATTCCTTATCCAATTGCAGCCGCAACGCCATCGGCTGCGACACTTTGTTTCAACACAACATGGACTGATCTGTGTACCAGCTCGTCATCCAACCGATATTCAACCCAACTGATGATCTCTTTGTCGTTCTCAAGTGAACCTTCAGACTTTTGCAACAGAGACTCGTCCATGTCGCCTTTGGTGGTGGTGATCATCATCCGAATGTCCTTGCACGCGCCATCAACGCGCCGCCAGAGGTTGAGCCACGGTCATCAGCGACTTGTAACTGGTCTAAGCCAGCCAAATACAACGATGACCACACTGAGATTCTCGCATCATCTTGCAGATATGGCGCAGCCTGTAACAGCGAACCATACAGATAAACATCAGGCGCTTGCGTCAGCAGCCAATTGGTGGCCACACTTGCTGACAACTTTGTCAATTTGGCGTAGTACACCAACTCTGCCGTGTACGCGCCATCAGGTATCGGCAACAGTCTGAATTGGTTGCCCACCACGCTGAAATACAGTGGCTTTCCGCTGGACAAGTAGGTGGTATTGGAGAGTTGATCAAGTGAGTCAATCGTCTGAAATGTCAGCGATGTCACTGGGTTGGTATCGAGCTTGATGGATTTGACTTCCAAGAAGTCATCAGGCACTGTGCCGTATTCAGCCGCAGCCGCAAATGAGGCAGTCGCACGCACAATCATTTGTCGTGTGCGCAACTGTCTCTCAATCTGTGCCTCGGCCAGACTGATGAAGTCAGGAATCACTGAGGTCAGATCAGACCGATTGAGCCAATCTGCCAGCGATGCCTTCAATTCTGTGTAGGTGGTCAATGCCATTTAGACTGCCTCTTTTTCGAGCTGTTCTTTCATCACCCAAGTGTGTTCATGCCTGAATTCAAATGTGCCAATGTGGCCAATCTCTTTGCTGACATCATGGTCAATATACACCTTGAAGCCCAGCTCCTGCGCCTTCTTGCAGAAGAACACATCCTCGCCCATGTAGCCACGGTTGTCGTACTGCCACGGCATATCAAACCATGGCTCTGTCATTCCCTCAAACACTTCGCGCTTGATTAGCATCACGCCAGTGCCAACCGATCCAATTTCTTCCAAGCCAGTGGATTCAGGCATGGTGTAGACAGGCTGGCGCTTGCCGTTCTCATCGTAATTCTGTGCGGTTGGACCTGTCGGCATTCTGCGTCTAGCGCAGTTGGCCGCCACAATGTCCACATCATGCGCCAACAATCGGCCAATCATGTCCTGTGGGAAAGTCATGTCGGAGTCAATGAAAAGGATGTGGCTGCAACCCTCACGCATCGCGTCCAAACACAAATCGGCACGCTGGTTTTGAATCAGAGTGCCTTGCAAAATCTTGAGACTCACAGCGTCAGTGGTGTTAAGCGTGTGGTACGCGACAAGGTTAACCATGCAGTATGTGTAGTTGGTGTGAACCATGTCACGCGCTGGCGTGCAGACTGCGATGTATTTCATACTTTTCCTGGTCTTACTCTGAAAAACCGATTATCACTATCGTTGAGCCAACGCTTCATATATTCAGGATCGTCCAACTTGCCCTCAGACTTCAACTGAAAGTAAACCGTCTCAGGAATGCTGGCCACATGATGCCATTCACCCTTCCAGTTTGCTTTGTTGTCGATGGTGGCAAAGTCACGCTTATTGGCCTCGATGACAGCAGTCAAATCTTGAGTTGTCTGAATCGTTGCCTCATCAGTCAAGTCGTTGTAGTGCCAAGTGCGTGTGATCCCTTTTTCGGGGTTTGCATCAAAAAATCGTTTTTCCATGTAAGTAGGGGGAAGATTTCTCCTCCCCCCATTCCTCTCAGTTGATTAAGAAGTGATCAAGTCTGCTGCCAGACCGTGAGCGTTTTCAGCCAACACCTTGTGGCCGAATTCGATCAACAACATACGCTTCTCAGCGTCACCAGTCTTGGCCAACTCAACTTGTTGATATGGACGCAAAACGGTCATCTTTGCGTACTCAGGATCAATCACCCATGCATCGCGCTCGCGTTGAAAACGATTCGCAATTACGGCCACATTCCCGAAATCTGAAACATAAATGTCTACAGCGCCGATCAAAACTGCAGGCTTTTCACCTCCATTTATGTTGAAACGGCTGGACGCAATGCCAGAGAAGCCAGACACGCGCTGCTTGTTGACTGGACCAACCATCAAGATTTTTGGTGTGCCGCCAGCAGACCACACCTTTTGAATCACATTCTTCAGAATGGTTTCAGTAAAGGTGCGCACATTGCCGTCAGTGCGAGCACTGTTTGGCAGAGTGGTGTAGCTGGGGTCAACGCCGTTGGTTTGCTTGTCTGTGTTGGTCTTGACAAACGCGCCCAAAGAAGCAGTCACGCGAGCTGTGGTGGTGTTGCCAGCAACAGCAATACCGCCATTCAACATGACGAATTCTTGGTCACGCTTCAACTCAGCACCGCGCTTGGCGATCTGATAGGCCAACTCAGAACGGCGGCCTGCTTTGTTGACCACTTCTTCAGTGTTCGACAAGATGATGGTCTTGCGAGCAATCTGCGCGTAGTTGGTCAAACGAACAGTGGCGGTCACTGAGTCGAACGATGCGACATCATCACCTTCCAACTGAGCGTTGGCGGCAGCATCAGCCAAGGCATCGGTCTGCCACTCAAACAAGGTGTTGGAGATGGTTTCGCGTCCAATGTTGGACTGGTAGGGTGTTTCTTCGGGAGAAATGTTTGTGATCACATTGCTCAAATCTTCACGGATACCCTTGGCAGAGTATGTGGTGAATGTGTTACTTACGATAGACATGATGGTTTCCTTATTTCAAGAGTTTGTAGATGGCATCAGCCGCGTCATCGACACGGCCAGTTTTTGCAAGACGCTGTTGTGCTCGCATCGCTTCTGTATTGTTGGAGACTCGCCCTGCTGCACCAGGCTTGGCAGGTCTTGGCCCGTTGTTCGTCACTGGCTTGATCTGCCCACGCTTGGACATCATCTGGTCATACAGTGCCGCTTTTCGCAGCATCACCACCGCCCTGTGATCCACAACATTCTTCAGTTCATCAGGTGAGAACCCAGCCTTCTGGCCGAATTGAACAAGCATTGCCTTTTCAGCGGCGGCTTTTTTCGGGTCTTTCCATTCTGGAATGGCCGCAATCAAAGCCTCTTGTTCCTGCTGCAACATCTGATTGCGATATTGCATCTGCTCTTGCTGTGATAGCTGAGAGAGTCGCTGCTTTTCCGATTGGATCGCCGCGTTCTTCTCTTGGTTTTCACGCATCAACTCACGCTGCCTTACCCACTCGATGGGGTCTTCCTGATAAAGACGATCCCAGTCAATGTTCGGCTGCGTTGCCTGCTGAACCTGTGCCTCTAGAGCACTCAACAATTGAGCGTACTGCTCGCGCTCGGCACGCACTGCCTGCAACTCTGCCTCGGTCTGTTTCCTGACCTCCGCAATTTGCTGCGTTTTGCGTGTGTAATCCTGAGTCCTTGAATATCCCTTTTGAAGTTCCTCCAGCGTCACCTCGACTTCTTTACCGTCAACCTTGACGGTGAAGACCTGTGGCTGTTCTTCCTCCTCAGAATTCTCATCTTCTTCGGATTGTTCGGAATCAGTTTCGTCACTGCCCGCGTCTGCATCGGTCAGCAACTCCTCATCTTCCGCCGCGCCCTCATCGGGCAACTGCGCCTCGCTGCTCTCCTCTTGTCCCTCATCGGGGAGCATCCCAGCAAGTGCATTGGCCGCTTCGGCCATATTCATCGGACCTTGTACAACACTCGCCGCTGGCGTTGGTGCTACTGTTTGCATGGTCTATTCCTTAATTAAACAAGATTTTTTTGTGCGCGTTCGATGGCACGCTGTGCCACCTTGCCGTTGTCGATCATTTTGGTGAGTTCGTTTTTGAAGTTCTCGATGGCACGCAACTGCGCCCAACAGATTTCACGCTTGGCAGCCTCTTCAGGCTTGCTGTTCTCAAACTCCCAAAGTAAGTCCCCGCGCATCTTCTCCAAGGCCGTTGCAAATACCTCGTCCTGCATAAACTGCTCGGACTTTCGGCCTTTTCTTACCTGTTCTTCGTTCATTGAGCCATTCCATTAAAGTTAATAGGTGGTGGCGGGACGCTGGCCGCCGTCTGCACAGCCTGTTGCACAATCGCCGCCTCTTGCTTCATCGCCTCTCGGTCAATGTTCTGCATGGCCACGATCTCTGCCGTCCCAATTTGTGTCTGGTACTTTAACTCTAATTCGTATTTTTTGAGCATTAAGTCTTGCGCCAGTTGATCTCTTCGATAATCATCGTCACGAATCATCTGCTCGCGCTTCAACTCCAGCTCGGCAGCTTTCTTCTGGATGTCTGCTTGGATCGACTGGGCTTGCACCTGCGCCAGCACTTCTTCTGGAGTCGGTTTGGGCTGATCAGCCTGTGGCATCTGGTAGTCAGCAGGCAAAGCCTGAAAGTAGCTTGATGCGTCTTTGAAGCCTGACAGCTCAATGATTTTCTGAATCGTGCGGATGTACATGGCTGGTGTCACCACAGGATTGCCCAAGCCAAACTGCTGCATGATCTGCTCTTGTTTGCCAGCGATCATGGTCAAAGCCTGAATGCGCTCATTGGTGTCGCCATTGCCCAAACCGATGTTGATGGACACATCCATGTTGGCATTCCAGACTCTGGGATCAATCTGCACCCACTCATTACGCAAACGCACCATGCGCGGCTTGTCTTGGTGGGTGGTGATCAGGTACAAAATGCCCTTGAAGAGCTTTTTCATACCCTCGGCCAAGATGCGTGCCTGCAACTCAATACGGCCTTGGCTTGCACCAATGGTGGCTGCCACCGCTGCCTTGGTGCTCGACTGCAACGCGTCAGCGTCCAAGCCCATGGCGGCTTTGCTCATGCCAGTGCGGTCTTCCTTCATCGCGTCCATGTAGTCCAGCATCGGGAATGCGGCCTGTCCAACGAATGGGCTGGAGAACGGCTGCACCATGCCTGGCGCTCTCATGCGAATGATTGCGCCTGTCTCGTTGTTGAGTACATCGTCAATGTTGACCTGCCCTTCCACCACCGCGGTGCGCGGGTGGATCGACTGCGCCAGCGAATCCAAGGTATTTCGCAACACTTCGGACTTGATTTCTTGAATGTCGTGCGTCAGATCGAACACCGACATGGCTTCCAGCGGGCTGGTGTGTGGCTCTGGATCGCAGGGGAAGTCCACAAATGGGATGTAGCTGGCGGGTAAGTTCCGCACCACGGTGTAGCCTGAACCCATGCAGCAAACCTTGCGGAGTTCAGCAATGCCGTCACCGTCATAGTCAACGCGGATGTAGGACTCGACATAAAGAACACGGCGCTGGCCAGGATTCAAACTGTCACCCGCACCCATCGTGGTGCTTAATGGCTGACGCGCCAAATACTCATCATTGCTGTCCAAGTCGGTGCTAGAGATGTTCTCCTCAATCTCCTCCAACTCATAGCCCATCTTCAGCAAATCGTCCACAGTGGCCATTTGACGGTGGGCGATGATGCCTGCATCCTCAAATGATCTCGCTCTGCGGTCAATGATCAGTTCTTCTGGCGGCACAGCCATGATGCGGATACGGCCATCCTTGGTGGTGCGCTTGATCTGCACATCGTGAACCATCGGCACAGGCATGGGCAAACCAGTGGTCATGTCCATTTGTGGCATCGCGCCTGGCTCTGGGTAGCTGACCACAATCTTGACTTCTGCACCTTCTTGCATCAAGACTTGCACAGTCTGGTCATCGAGTCCCGAATACTCGTCAATCTTGACCTCATCCACCTCATCCCACCAATACTTGGCGATGCCGCACTTACGCACCAGCGAGTCTTTGAACAACGCATAGGTGGTCATAAAACCATTGTTATCGTTTGTGAAGACATAGTTGG